CTTGCCGCATTTAGAACAAAGACGGGTGGGATGAATACTACTGGAGTCAGATACCATCTACTGACTATCAAAGGTGGTATGATAGTAAATAATAAAATCAATTCCAGAGAACTTATCATCAAAAAGATTAGTGCTCTAACCACAGCATCATCAACTGCTCCTTGTTTTATTTACTTGTATGTTGATGTTCCAACTGTCGATCCTTTAGATTATACACCACTTGGACAAGCATCTTCATATTCAAGAACTGATACCACAATTACCTCATCACAACAACCAATAGCAGTATTTTGCGTTACATCAGGTGCTCCAGAAACAATCGATCTTGATGCACTGAGAATCGTTTTACCACCACAGAGAACATTGACTATGGCAATTTCATCTGACTCTGTTTTACAAAAAGCAGATTGTTCTGTGACATTTGTTGAAGATTAAAAAGGAGTTTTGTTATGAGTGAAGTTTATCTTGGTAATCCTAATCTAAAAAAAGCAAATACGCAAATTGAGTTTACTCAGGAACAAATTATTGAGTTCCTAAAATGTAAGGAAGACCCAGTTTATTTTGCAAGAAACTATATCAAGATCGTTTCTCTTGATCATGGTCTAGTGCCTTTCAGTATGTATCCGTTTCAGGAAAAACTTATTCAGAATTTCCATGATAACAGATTTAATATTTGTAAGATGCCACGTCAGACTGGTAAGTCTACTACTTGTGTATCATATCTTCTGCACTACGCTGTTTTTAACGATAATGTTAACATCGCCATCCTAGCAAACAAGGCATCAACGGCAAGAGACCTTCTTGGTAGGTTACAACTTGCATACGAAAACTTGCCAAAGTGGATGCAACAGGGTATTATATCATGGAACAAAGGTAGTTTAGAACTAGAAAATGGCTCCAAGATTTCGTCTAACTCTACTTCTTCATCTGCTGTCCGAGGCGGATCCTATAATGTCATCTTTCTTGACGAGTTCGCGTTCATCCCGAATCACATTGCTGATGACTTCTTTGCCTCTGTTTATCCTACTATTTCTTCTGGACAGAGCACAAAGGTAATTATCGTTTCTACCCCTCGTGGTATGAATCACTTCTACCGCATGTGGCATGATTCCGAAAAGGGGAAGAATGAATATGTACCAACAGACGTTCACTGGTCGGAAGTTCCAGGTCGTGATGAAGCATGGAAAGAGCAGACTATTGCTAACACCTCTGAACAGCAGTTCAAGGTTGAATTTGAGTGCGAATTCTTAGGATCAGTCAATACACTCATCAACCCAGCGAAACTGAGAAACTTAGTATATGAAGACCCGATAAAGAGAAATGCTGGTCTTGATATCTATGAGAAGTGTAGAGAAGAACATAATTATCTGATAACAGTTGACGTTGCTCGTGGACTGGGCAATGACTATTCTGCGTTTATTGTGTTTGATATTACCCAGTTCCCGTACAAAGTAGTAGCAAAGTATAGGAATAACGAAATCAAACCTATGCTATTCCCAAATATTATTCACGAGACTGCTAAAGGATATAATAACGCTTGGTTGCTGATTGAAGTTAATGATATTGGTGAGCAAGTTGCTAATATCTTACACTACGACTTAGAATATGAAAATATGCTGATGGCTGCAATGAGAGGTCGTGCTGGACAGGTGGTTGGTCACGGTTTCTCGGGCAAGAAGTCGCAGATGGGTGTAAGGATGACTTCTGCTGTGAAGAAGTTGGGATGTTCTAACTTAAAGACTTTCCTGGAAGACGATAAGTTACTGACTGTAGACTATGAAATTATATCAGAACTTACTACATTTGCCCAGAAGCATAATTCATTTGAAGCAGAAGAGGGTTGTAATGATGACCTAGCAATGTGTCTGGTTATCTTTGCTTGGTTGGTTGCACAAGAATATTTCAAAGAAATGACGGATAACGATATCCGTAAAAGAATATATGAGGAGCAGAGAAATCAGATAGAACAAGACATGGCTCCATTTGGATTTATATTGGATGGTTTGGACGAAAGTACATTTGTTGATGAGTCTGGTGATAGGTGGCACACTGACGAATACGGTGATCGTTCTTATATGTGGGACTATTACTAATGGACTTAGAAGACCAAATAAACTTAGAGCATATACTTCTTTTTGATAGGGAGTGTAGAGTTTGTGGGGAAACAAAAAACTTGATAGATGATTTTTATCTAACCAGAAAAGGCAGGGGTGCTTTACCCTCTGCCTATTCTTATGAGTGTAAGGAGTGCACCAAAAAGAGAGTTTTATCAAATAAGAAAAGACCAACACCAATAGAAATGTGGGAATATCCTGACTGGTAGCGGTTCACGCACTGTTTCCCCATTCAAAGGACACTTTTTAATAAATATTTCTAGAATAATTCTGGACTAAGGAGAATAGAAGATGCCGCTAAATTTAGCATCTCCTGGAATTGTAGTAAGAGAGGTTGACCTCACAGTTGGTAGAGTAGACGCTACCAGCGGTGCTGTTGGTGCCTTGGTTGCTCCCTTTGCTAAGGGACCAGTCGATGTGCCTGTTCTTGTTGGTGACGAAGCCGACCTACTGAAGAATTTCGGTGAGCCATACAATACCGACAAGCATTATGAGCACTGGATGGTTGCCTCTTCATACCTGGCGTATGGCGGCGATCTCCAAGTTGTTAGAGCAGATGACGATGCTCTCACTAACGCTTTTGTTGGTTCAGCAACAAGCATCAAAATCAAGAGCACTGAGCATTACGGTCAGTTAGGTTACCAAGAGAACACTATCAGTGGAGTAACCTTTGCTGCTAGAAACCCAGGTTCTTGGGCAAACGGCGTTAGAGTCGCCACCATTGACGCTAAAGCAGACCAAATCATTGCTGGCGTTCAAACAAGCGCTACTGTCCCAACTATCGCTGTTGGATACGGTATCACTCAGGCAATTTCTTCAACCCTACCTGGTTCTGGTTCAACCAGCACTCTTGATGGACATCTGAAAGGTATTATCACTGGTATCAGTGGTTCTGGTACTTCAGATTCACCATACTCACTTCAAGTTAAAGTTCTTTCACATGTTTCAGTTGCTGGAACTGAGACTTCTGTTGACTACCAACCTGCTGGTGTTTACGCTTTCTCATCCTCAGGTTCTGTTGCTATCCACACCAATGGTCAAGCAACTGCAGTAGGTCAAACGGCATACACCTCAAGACAAGACTGGTTTGATCAGCAAACCATTTCACTTTCTGGTGGAACAACTATCGCTTGGAACACCCTAGTTGATAGACCTGGTACTTCATCTTACGCTGCTGCTAGAAACTCAAGATTTGACGAACTCCACGTTGTTGTTATCGACGACAAAGGAACCGTAAGCGGAAACGCTGGTACTATTCTTGAGAAGCACGTTGCACTTTCTAAGGCAAAGGATGCCGAGTACTCGGTAGGTTCCAGTGCTTACTGGAGAAAGTATCTTTACAACGTTTCAACCAACGTATTTGGTGGTGCTGCTCCTGCTGGTATCACGACAACTGCATTCAGCAGCAGCTTCACACTTGCTAGCGACATTGGTTGGGACCAAGATGCTGACGGAGTTAACTTCGCTGCTTCTGGAAGCAACACTTACACCCTGGGTGGTGGTAAGAACTACGATGACGGAACAGATCTCACCTCTTCTGGTGCTCTGACCTCAACTCTCGCCAAACTATCCGCTGGTTACGGTCTATTCGAGAATACCGATAACTACGATGTTGACTTCCTGCTGATGGGTTCAGCAAACTATGCTAAGGAGACTGCACAAGCTCTTGCTAACAAACTGATCGCGGTTGCTGAAGCAAGACAAGATGCTATCGCATTCATCTCACCATACAGACTAGCGTTCCTCAACGACAGTGCTGTTGGTTCTGTAACAGTCAACTCAGACTCCGATATCACCGATAACGTTCTGAGTTTCTACGCTCCTATCACTTCATCGTCTTACGCTGTATTTGATAGTGGTTATAAGTACACCTACGATAGATTCTCCGATTCCTTCCGTTATATTCCATTGAATGGAGACATTGCTGGTCTATGTGCTAGAAACGACCTTAACAACTTCCCATGGTTCTCACCTGCTGGTACTGCTAGAGGTGCTATCCTCAACGCTGTTAAGTTGACCTACAACCCAAGCAAGGTTCAAAGAGACAAGTTGTATTCCAACAGAATCAACCCTGTTATCTTTTCGCCTGGTGACGGTATCGTTCTCTTCGGTGATAAGACTGGTTTCGCCAAGTCTTCCGCATTCGATAGAATCAACGTTCGCCGCCTGTTTATCTACCTGGAGCAAGCAATCGCTGCTGCCGCCAGAGATCAACTCTTCGAATTCAACGACGAGATCACAAGAACCAACTTCGTCAATATTGTTGAACCATTCCTCCGCGATGTTCAGGCTAAGAGAGGAATCTTTGATTATGTCGCTATTTGTGATGAAACAAATAACACTGCTGCTGTTATCGACAACAACGAGTTTGTTGCTGATATCTATATCAAACCAAACAGATCGATCAACTTCATCGGTCTAACCTTCGTTGCTACCAGAACTGGGGTTTCCTTCTCGGAAGTCATCGGTAACGTCTGATAATTATTTGATTAATCAACCTTAGAGGCAAACAAAAATGGCAACCAGAAATCAACTTAATCCACCCCCACTAAGAAAGATTACTGACTTCAAGAGTAAGCTTACTGGTGGCGGTGCACGCTCAAACCTCTTTGAGGTTGAGCTTTCATTCCCAAGTTCAGTTCAAGTTGATGGTTTGAATGATATTCTTAACAAGGCACGTTTCCTTGTTAAGGCAGCAAACCTTCCAGCATCCAACGTTGCTCCTATTGAGGTTCCTTTCAGAGGAAGGATCCTCAAAGTTGCAGGAGATCGTACATTCGATACCTGGACAATCACTGTTATCAACGATACCGACTTTGCTATTCGTTCCGCTTTTGAAAAGTGGATGAATACTGTAAACAGAGTATCTGATAACACTGGTCTTACCAACCCAGCAGATTATCAGGCGGATGCTTACATCTACCAACTTGACCGTAACGGCGGCACCCTGAGAAAGTATCATTTCTATGATGTTTTCCCAACTCAAGTTGCTCCTATTGACCTATCATATGATAGCACTGGTCAGATCCAAGAGTTCACTGTTGAACTCCAAGTTCTCTGGTGGGAAGCAGTAAGAGGTAATGCTGCAAATGCTGGCGGTGAAGACATCAACTAAATAGTCAATAATAAGCAAACAGTTATACGATGGCACGACTTTTTGGTTTCTCTATTGACGGCGACCAAAGTAAACCACCTTCAGTTATTTCCCCCGTTCCTCAAACCAATGAGGACGGGGTTGATAACTATATTAGTAGTGGTTTTTATGGGCATTATCTTGATATTGAAGGCGTCTATAGAACTGAGCATGATTTAATTAAAAGATATCGTGAAATGGCTCTTCACCCAGAGTGTGACGGAGCCATTGAAGATGTTGTGAATGAAGCTATCGTTAGCGATCTTTATGATTCTCCAGTTGAGATTGAACTCTCAAACTTAAATGCTAGTGAGAGACTAAAACAGGTAATTAGAGAAGAGTTTAGATATCTCAAAGAAATAATGGACTTCGACAAGAAGTGCCATGAAATTTTCAGAAATTGGTATGTTGACGGAAGAGTTTACTATTTGAAAGTCATTGATCTCAAGAATCCTCAGGCAGGTATTCAGGACTTGAGATACATTGACCCAATGAAGATGAAGTTTGTCCGTCAAGAAAAGAAAGAGGACAAGCGCGGTCTTGCTATTGCTAATGCGGTAGTTGGTGGAAAAAATAATACAGAACAGGTTCTAGAACCACAGATTGAAGAATACTTTGTCTACACACCGAAACCAAACTATCCAAGTGCCCAATTTGGTGCTGGCGGCAATACCAAATCAAAGAGTATAAAGATTGCTAAGGACTCTGTTGTTTATTGTAGTTCTGGTCTTGTAGACAGAAATAAAGGAACTGTTCTTTCATATCTTCATAAAGCAATCAAAGCACTCAATCAACTCAGAATGATTGAGGACTCTCTGGTTATCTATCGTTTGTCCAGAGCACCTGAGCGTCGTATTTTCTATATTGATGTTGGTAACCTTCCTAAGGTAAAAGCAGAGCAATACCTCAAAGAGGTTATGTCTCGCTACAGAAATAAACTTGCTTACGATGCGTCAACTGGAGAAATCCGTGATGACCGTAAGTTCATGTCTATGATGGAAGACTTCTGGCTTCCAAGAAGAGAAGGTGGTCGTGGTACAGAAATCACTACACTCCCTGGTGGACAAAACTTGGGTGAACTTGCTGATATTGAGTATTTCCAAAAGAAACTCTATAGAGCACTTGGAGTTCCTGAGTCAAGAATTGCTGCCGATGGTGGTTTTAACCTTGGTCGTTCTTCTGAGATTCTGAGAGACGAACTTAAGTTTGCTAAGTTTG